GTATTCACCTAATCTGTATCCATATGCTTCTAAGCTATGACGTCCATATAGTTGAAGTGGCATTCTTGGTACGTTTCTTCTCTTATCTATCTCCATTAAGTTTGGATGGTAACTGCGAGATAACACAAGAGTATCAACAGCAGTACCGTCATACTTAAACCAAGGATAAATTTTCCGAAGAACAGGTAAATCATACCCAATAATATTGTGACCAACGATAACATCAGCATGGGTGAGCCAATGCAAACCTTCCGTGATCGGGTAGGTGTTACTAGGTTGATTATTAAATACGAACGTCTCTTCTTTTTGGGCGTCGTATATGGCAAGGCAATGTACCTCAGAAACGTCATATAAAAGTCCGTTAGTTTCTATATCAAATACGAGCATTTGGCTTTGCGACATAGGTCTTGTCCCTAAACTTAGCTCTTTTCTTTGCTTGTTTACTGGGTGGGTTTGGTTTTTTTAATTGTTCAACCTCAGAAGTCTGTACTGGGATTGAAAATGGGGTCCGTAGTTTCATCGTATTTACATGTATCTTTGTTGTATTTTAATTGACATGCAATACCTACCTCTCCAGAGTAGCGATTCTTTAGCACACGTAGAATAGTTTGGTCTACAGCTTCCGTTTGTTGGTTTCTTTCGAGTCCCCAAACTTCGTCCGCAAGCTGAGATATTGCTGCACTACCTCTCAGTTGTCCTAAAGTTACACGTGCTCCTTCTTCGTGGTTCTTGTCTGTCTGTGTTCTACGTACATGTGATACCAAGAATAACTTGATACCAGTCTTTTCAACAAGACTACGTAGTTTAGTCATTGTATTGTCAATCATCTTTCGCTCATCTCCGTCTAATCCAGAGATCAATATGCTTAGATGGTCCAGAAATATGGTTTTCGTTTCGAGCGCGAGTGCCATATATTCAATACGACTGTAAATAATATCAGGGTCAGCACTGCCGAAGTGGTCATAAAGGTAGAGATTCCAGTCTTTGAGCGTGTAGTCATATGCTTCTTGTAATGTTTCCTTGGTATGTTCTCCAAGATGTAATGCTTTACCAGTAGCTACAGACATAAGTCCAAGAGCTGTTCTCCTGTTTGACTCCTCCAGAGCAATGTATCCAACACGCTCGCCTAAGTTTAATAAGTGAGTTGCTAACTGTCTTGTCAACGTTGACTTACCTTGACCCGTTCCTGCTGTAATTACAGTAAGTTCTCCGTATCTACAACCATGAGTCATACGTTGCAGTCCTGCAAATGGGTACTCAAAGTCGCAAGGTGGGCTAGGGTTTGTTACTAATTCTAGTAATGATTTACCGTCTACTATTCCATCCGGCTGATACGGCGAAGCATTCCAGATAGCTTTCCTGATCGCCTCAGCATCATTATTTTGCAGTGCGTCAGACGCATCTTTATACGGGTCTGGTAAATGAGCAATCTTAACTTTCCCAGACGGTAAGAGCGCAGCCACTGCCTCCGTCGCCATGTTACCCGGCTCGTCTTTATCGAAGAAAAGGATAACCTCTTCATAACCTTGAAAGAGCTGAAGTTGTTTTTGTATATCCTTTTTAGCCGACGCAGCTCCATGAGGAAGCGAGACATGCGCCCAGTTGGGGTAAGCCTCCCAGCCCGATAGTGCATCCAGCTCGCCTTCGTAGACCATGATGCGTTTACCAGTAGAAGGTATAAGAGACTGACCAAACAAAGTATCAGTAGTATTACCTTCATACTTAAAGTCCTTTAGTTTTGTTTTTGTTTTAAACCCTTGAAGTGTTTTGTCGCTGCCGTAATAAGGGAAGCGTAGAAATTCTCCATCCCTGTAGACTTTGTAGTGCTGACAGGTTGCTTCGCTGATGTTTCTTTTGGCAAGTCGTTGGGCTGTTCCTTTGTATTGTACATTTTGCATTTGGTGGGTTTCATTTTCTCTTGTTACTGTTTGACAACTGAAACAGAATGTACTGCCGTCATCATAAATAGCTTTAGCATCTGAAGAGCCACATGTTTCACATGGCTCGTGACGTATAAACTCAGCCATTACAGCCAGTTTACATTAATGTTCAATCTATATGGAGCATTACTTGTAGAAGTTGAATGATGCTTTTGAGTTGAATCAAAAAACACAGCTCTGTTTTCAACACTATCAACCTCAGTTCCGTCAAGAAATCCTGTGTAACCGTCGCAAGTATTTAATGAAAACACCATACCTTGAAGATTGGATTGTCCTGCGCTATCAACATGGAATGGATGTACTTGAACTTCCTCTGTTCTAGGATAGAAGTTAGCTTTTATACGAGTAATAGCTCTAAATTGTACTCCTAAATGTTTTTGTATAGCACTTTCTAAGACAGTGTGTACCTGTTCCCAATAATCAGAACGAGGTAAATAGTTTAAATATAATAAATGCGTAAAGTAATAATTGTCTAATGGATTAACTAAAGCATTTGTTGAATCATCTCCTGATATACCTTCAGCTCTATACCAAGGAGCATTACCAGCTACAAATAAGTCTTTGATTGTTATAAACTCATTTGTAGGTAAAAAATTGTCAATGACTCTTATGTCACTTGGGGATTTTGTTCTAGGTTTCTTTGTCATTTGTTTCTGGGTGAAAGAAAAAACATAAATTTGATCTCATATTGTTTCTTGTAATACCTTCAAAGGTATCTACAATGTAACGATTATTATTTATGGCAGTTGAATGAGGAAAATAAGCTCCATCAAACAAAACCATACGATTGTATTTAGGTTTTAGGTGCTTCACTAATTTAACTTTTGATTTTATTAGCCAAGGCTGTTGTCCTGTTGGTACCTTTTGCATCAATTTACTGAACCATTCTTCACCTTTCAAAGCTGGGTCATATAAATTTGTGCCATTAACTGTATCGTTATTGAAATACACAATACAATTATAACCATTGTCTAGATGCGGAAACCAATAGTTATTTTCCCAGTCGTTGTAGTCTGATTTCAACCAACACTCTTGGTTAGTTTTAAAAGACCCAAAGAAAGAGGGTTTCTGTTCACATAATTTTGACGCTAACCAAACAAGTGGTGCAGCTTTGTCTTTAAAATCATGGTATCTGCCTTTTAGGAATTGGTCACCATTCGCTTGCCATGGTTCCTTATCTTCGACAAGGGCAGTGTGTCGAGAGAATAAAAATCGTTCTAGTTTTTTTGGTTCAGCAAATACATCATCTATTGTATATATTTTACTACCTTTTAACTTGGTGATTTTTACCTCAGTATCTAAATTTAATTTCCACATATTATTGAAAAAACACTTGATTTATTCTGTAAGTGTTACCAAAGTATCTGTCGTCATTTATTGCCATACCATGTGGAAAATACTGACCATCAAATACCACTAACTTATTGTATGTAGGCTTGATGTGATAAAGCAATTCAACGTCTTGTTTTGGTATTTCTGGTTCTACATTCTCCAATGTAGTTGGTTCGTAAGGTGGTTTGTACAAATTTGTACCGTTTACCTCGTCATCTTTGTTGAAATAAACTATTGCATTTAAACATGGGTCGTTATGTATCCACCAGTAATGTGTTTTGTACGGAAAAGACTTGAATCTTGTCTGATTAGTAATTAATCTATTAGTCCAATTTAGTCCTGTAAAGTCTCTTAAAAAGTCAAATGGTGGTAGAGGTTCACAGTATTCCGTGTACCTTCTGTCATCATATTTACCTTCTTGAGTACCTTTCCATGCTGGTGCATCCCTGTTAAATAGGAAACGTCTGACCTTTTCGGGGTGTTTGTAGAAGTTTTCTACCTCACAAATAGGTTGGTTGTCGACATGATGTGTGTGAATATGCAAGTTGTCGTTTATTTCCCACATTTTAACCAATCCACTGGTATGCAATGTGCAGCGCACCATCTGATGCTGTAACGCTCGCACCACTTCGCGTATGTTGTTTTCGACTTCTTACTAATTCTTTTGTAAGGGTCCTGAAACACCATGCGAAGGTCTATGTCTGGGTTGTCTTTGATTACTTGTCTAATCTTACGCCTTGATGGTGGGTCCCAATACCCTTTGACCTCAAGGATTACTCCGCTATCTGGTAATACAAAGTCGGGAGTATATTGATGTTGTATTGTGTAAGGATAGGACGTCTCCTCATATTCATAGTCGACGCCCAGTGATACCAGTAGGTCTGCTACCTTTTCTTCTAGACCTGATCTAAAAGTCATCCTCTACAGAACTAGGTGTTGTGTCAGGTGTTACGTTTGGTTCAGATGTTTTAAATCCAGCAGTATTACCAAACAGCTCTGCTGCTCCTGCTTCATCTAAATCGCCTGTGTCTACACCTACCTCTGACTGTATACTTACTATCTGGACTCCAGATAATTTAAGTGATGTACCATAAGTTACACCGTCCCTGAGAATGTATGGCTTTTGTGTAAATCCAAGCTTAACCTTACTGCCTGAATACACTGGTGTGTCTTGATTTGTAATAGGAGTACCCTCAGTATCTACAACTGGAGGTCTCTTATCATCTGACCAAGAGAACTTAATTAGATATTTACCTTCACTAACTTCTTCCCATGGGGTAGGTTTTAGTGTTGATCTCTTTGGGTTCTTTAATTTTGACTCAGCCCACTTGAGGCAGTCGTCTCTCTCTGTTTCTAGTTTAGAGATTAATTCTTCTCCAACTATAGCTTTTAATGAATAGCCAAACTTACTTGGCTTTAACACAGCTTGGTAACCTTCAAGGGTTACAGGCTCGGGTGTTACGTGTATGTTTCTCATTAACAAAAAAAGTATTGTGAATCAATTACGGCTTCTGGTTGTAAGTCGCCAATAATCGGTGGTAATTCTTCAGCTCCTATTGCTAGGGCGAAGTCGGTTAGTGGTTCATGTTCTGCAAACAGAGACATGTAAGTTTTGCGTACCAATGTGGAAAGGGTACACATATCAGTAGCTCTACATAGAACTGAATCATGTATCAATGCAATGGGAAAATCCACATCTGTCATTGCAATGTGTAGAAGACTAGCATCCAATGAATGAATTAAGTTAGGTGCGGTAGCATTTTTGTGATGCTTCAGGTCAACACCTGTCTCTGCACCTGAAATAGATATCTTGACACGTCCCATTAGTTGAGACTCGATAGTACTCTTGGCTGTCTTCATAAGTCTTTGCTTGACTATGAAACCTGATGGTGTTGTCCATCTAATCTCAGCAGCACCAGACTTGATAGCACGAGCTATCTCTGTTTCTATCCATTTCATTACGTTCATAGCTCCCGGGACAACGACATTCATCGCAGCACGTACAGCAGTCACGCATTGTGTTAGTTCTTCTTTAGTTACATCTACGCCTTTTTCTTTGAAGGCGTCCCTGATATAAGATCGGTTGGAGAAAGGTTTAGCATTGTATGGTATGGTCATCACACAACGCTTTGTAACCTTTCTGTCCCAGTGGGGTTTTAGCCGATCAGGGATAGCGTCCATGCTATGTGATGCAATAGTTGCATAAGCATCTTGGGGTTTTTCACTCCCTATGACATTTACCATACGAGCAGTGGACGCGTCTTTACTGAGACCGGCGAGAATCTGGAGACCACTACATGTAGCGTCTACCGCGACGGGCAAGTGTG